TTTACTGCCGACACAGATACTTGTATTTACCCTGATCGACTAATGGTATTGGCTACAAAGCTCAAGTATTTTGAGGCTAAAGGCTTTGATACTACGGCAATGTATCGCAATTACATCGAGGAATTTGAGATTGTACGGGCGCAGGATATGTCAGCGGCTAACTTGTCGTTTGCGCCACGTCCAGGCACAGTGCTGATTGGCTACGACAACATTCCTGACACCGGCTACGGGACAAACTAATGGCAAGCCGACTTGTTCAAGGCTCGGCAGCTAGAGTTCAATCGTTGCCTGCCCCTATTGGTGGTTGGAATGTGCGTGATTCCATTGCAAATATGGATACACTTGATGCTGTTCAATTGACCAATTTGTTTCCTACTGTTAATAACGTAGTGTTGCGTGGTGGCTACACTAAGTATTCAACAGGAATTACAGGTCAAGTTCAGACCTTGATGGGTTATTCAAGCGGTGCAACTAATAAACTATTTGCTATTGCGGGAACGTCAATTTATGACTGCACAAATGGTGGGGCAGTCGGCGCAGCTGTAAAGACAGGGTTAACCAATGCTAAGTGGGAATATACAAACGTCACGACTCCCGCAGGTGGTTACATCATGGCGGTCAATGGCGTGGATGCGCCGTTGCTTTATAACGGAACAACGTGGACAAACCCGTCAATTACCGGAGTCACCAGTTCGACGTTATCAAACATTACAACTTTTAAAAATCAAGTTTGGTTTACGCAAGCCTCAACATTAAAAGCGTGGTATTTGCCAACTTTAAGCATTTCAGGCGCAGCCGCAGCGATTGACATGAGTTCGGTCGCTCAATTAGGTGGATATTTAGTCGCAGCGGGAACATGGACAATTGATGCGGGTTATGGAGTAGACGATAACCTAGTGTTCATAACTTCCAATGGCGAGGTTATTGTTTATTCTGGTACTGACCCATCAGATATTACAAAATTTGCTCTAGTGGGCGTTTGGCGCATTGGTAAGCCTGTTGGCAAACGATGCTTGATGAAATACGGTGGGGATATGATTATTCTCACTTATAACGGGCTTTATCCACTTGCAGCTAGTCTTCAATCATCTAGACTTGATCCACGGATTGCATTATCAGACAAAATTCAAGGCGCATTTTCTGCTGCAACGCAATCTTATGGTGATAATTTTGGTTGGGATATTAGTTTTGACCCTAAACACAATGCTTTGACGGTCAATGTGCCGATTCAAGAAGGCCAACAACAGCAATATGTGATGAATAACATCACTAAAGCTTGGTGCAACTTTACAGGCCAATACGCTAACTGTTGGACAATTTTTGACAACGAACCATATTGGGGCGGTAACGGATTTGTTGCCCATGCTTGGGATGACAACTACGCCAACGATACAAGCGATATAAACGGCTATGCGTTGCAAGCATTTAATTACTTTGATGCCCGTGGGGTTAAAAAGTATTTTACTAGAGCAAGACCGTCAATTTTTACCAATGGCACACCGTCAATTTTCATTGGCTTAAACATGGATTTTGATTTGGCAGACACGACTGCGGCGTTAAGTTTCAGTCCGTTGGTATCTGCCAAATGGGACGTTGCGTTGTGGGACGTAGGGTATTGGGCTACAGATACGGTGATTACAAACAACTGGCAAGGCGTGACAGGAATCGGATATTGCGCTGCAACACAGTTTAAAACCGCAAGTCAGGGAACAACGATTTTATGGGCATCGACGGACATTGTTTACCAACAAGGTTGGGCTGGCATATAGTGCAAGGGCCTGAAATAGGTCATTGGGTAGCAAAAAGGATAGCAGGCGAGTTCTTTGCCGAGGGATCAAGTGCAATTGGTTTGCAAAAAGATGGTGAAACGATTGCAGGCGTGATTTACGAGAATTGGAATCGGCAAAGCATTTTTTGTCATATTGCAATTGAAGGGCGCATGACAAAAGCGTATTTAAAAGCAATATTTGATTATCCTTTTAATGTTTGTAAGGTGAAAAAGATTATCGTTCCAGTAGTCAGTAATCATGTAAAAAGCATAAAATTAGTAATAAAGATGGGTTTTAGCGAAGAAGCAAGATTGAAAGATGCCTCACTTGATGGCGATATTATATTTTTGACGTTGGCAAAAGAAAATTGCCGATTTCTAGGGGTAGAAAATGGGTAAGTCAGTCGCAGCACCACCAACACCAGATTATGTCGGCGCAGCTAAAGAGCAAGGCGTGCAAAACCTTGCTGCTGCGAAACAATCTAATTTGATGTCAAACCCAAATATGTACACGCCGTTTGGCAATCAAACGGTAACGTATTCTAGCCCTACGTTTGACCAAGCGTCTTATGAAAATGCTTTGTCTAAATATAATGCTAGCAACGTAGACCGCAATCAATATATGCGTGCAGGTAGCCCAGAAGGTGATACGACTACAGGCGCATCTTATTTTGACCAAGCGGGATATGATGCTGCAAATGCAAAACGAGGTGCAGCACCAACCCGTGAAGCATATACGATTGGCGGCGGTGTGCCAACGGTTACTCAAACACTTTCACCACAAGCGCAACAGACTCTTGACGCTCAAATGCGTGTGCAAACTGCTTTGGCTAATCTTGGTCAAACAGGCGCAACCAATGCACAAAATGTATTAAATACGCCATTTAATCCAACATTGCCTGCTATTCAAACGTCTGTGCCAGGCTATAACCCTGTTGGCGTTTCAGACGTACAGACAGGTTTAAAAGCAGACGTTTATGGTTTGGCTCGCGCAAACACTAATGCAAACACTTACGGGTTAGCAACTGGTGACGTTGACGCAAATACTTACGGCTTGGCTAGGGGCGAAGTGCCGTTGCAGTACGGTTTAGACACAAGAAACTTAACGCAAATGCCAACTAATGCAGGGATAAGCGCACAACAAGCTATTTTGTCTAGGCTTGATCCTACAATTCAAGCAGGCGATACATCATTTAAACAAGCCTTGGCAAACCAAGGATTAGCGCCTGGCACTCAAGCCTACGATGCTGCAATGCGTAACCGTGAAATGAGTAAAAATGATTTGTATAACCAAGCGGCGTTGCAAGGGATTAACCTTGACATGGCGGCTCGGCAACAAGGTTTAAATGAGTTAAACACTCTTGGCACATTTGGCAATCAAGCCCAATTAGCAGGCGCAGGGTTGTACAACCAAGCGGTTAGCCAAAACTTCGGTCAAGGTGTTACTGCTAATCAACTTCAAAACCAAGCTATTGCACAAAACTTTGGGCAAGGTGTTACTGCGGATCAGTTGTACAACGCGGCTGTTAATCAAAACTTTAATCAAGCCTTGGCAGCGCAACAAGCTAATAATGCTGCACAAGCACAGCAATATGGTCAAAACTTAGGCGCAGCACAGTTTGGCAACCAAGGTATTCAACAATCCTTTGCACAACAATCTGCATTACGGGCGCAACCATTAAACGAAATTCTTGGGCTTATGGGCGGCTCACAGATTCAATTGCCGCAATTCCAAGGGTATCAAGGCGCACAAGTTGCACCAGCACCGACTTTTGCAGGATACCAAGCGCAAGGTCAAAACGCCATGCAAAATTATGGTATTCAACAATCCGGTGCTAATGCCACAACTTCAGGTTTGTTTGGTGCGTTGGCTTCTGGTGCGATGTTGGCAAGCAAGTTTTCAGACCGTCGATTGAAGTCTAATATTGTTCAAGTTGGCATTCACCCGTTAGGAATTGGTATTTATGAATACGATATTTTTGGCAATCGTGAGCGTGGCGTAATGGCAGACGAAGTTGCTAAAGTAATGCCAGAGGCAATTATTCCGACTTTAAGCGGCTATATGATGGTTAATTACGAGAAACTATAATGCTAAACCAATACGTTAATTTATCACCACAGCAGCGCATGGCTCAAATGCTGCAACAGCAACAAAGTCAACAGACTCCGTTGCAAGGTCAAGATCAACCTCAAACAAATCAAATGGGTACGGCTCAAAATCCGTTTAGTGGCGTAAATAACGCTATGAATATGTATGATCAATACGATCAAATGGCTAAAATGAAAGCCTATCAAGATATGATGGCTCGTCTAGGCGGCGCAGGCGTACAAAACGCAGGTGATATGAGCGCACAATCAATGCCCGTAACTGGCGGTGGTTATATTCAACCAACACCTTTAGGTAGTTAATCATGGTTACTTCTGTCCCAGGCATCAATATCCCGTTAGCGCTACAATATCGTGCGCCAGGGCCTTACGATGAAGACTATCGTTCAATAGCCCGTCGAGAGCAATTAGCCCACATACTTCAGCAACAAGCCTTGCAACCAATTGAGGCAGGCAGTTATCAAGGTATTCAAGCGCCAATTTCTCCATTAGCGGGAATTGCTAAAGTTTTGCAAGGTTATTTTGCTGGGCAGCAAATGGATAGCGCAGATCAAGCTCGGCAAGATTTACTATATAAATCTGAAAATGCTGATCGTGCTTTAGTTGGATTGCCACCTGTTGAAAGAACAAGACCGCAGCAATTAGCTCAAGCATTACAGCAACCAGTATCCACAACATATGGTGAGGGTGCGCCACCTACAAATATGTCACCAACTGGTATGCCACAAACAGGTATACCATCAACAGGCGTGCCGCAACCTCAAGTTATGCCAGTCGCTCAATCATTCCCAGTTGGGCCGTCAGGCGCATACC